GAGAAGTATTCCTTCAGTTGCTTAGGACTATTAGGATTCAGTTCCTTGCCCGCTAGTTCATTTAGCTGTTCCTGTAATGCTGTGATGTTACGTGAACAGTCCATAGAAGCATTCTGCATAGCATCAATATCCATCTTGATACCTTTGTTTCCTGCATAGACTAGTGGATGCAATAGACCACGCTGTTTCTCATATGCTTTCCAGTTACCCTGCTTCTTTAGTTCTTCTTCTTGTTTAGGAAAGATTTCCATAAGAACAGCACTGTCCATAGCATTATATCGTCTAAAGATTTCTTCACTGCCAAATGGGTTTTTGAACCATTCCTTGCCGTCATCTTTATAGTACGGTTCCCCGTCACAGTACTGAGCAACAAGGAAGTCTAGCCCTTTAGGAAAGTCTGGATAGAGTATCCCAGCAGCTATCATCGTGTCTTGCAATGGTTTGCCTACAATACTATACTTGGAATAAAGAAAGGTAGCATCGAAAGACAAGTTTTGTCCTATCTTCTCAACATTAGGATCTTCTAATAAACCTTCAAGAAGACACATAATGTGAGCCTCTTGCTCAGGGTTCCAGTAATCTACTTGCCCATTAACAAAAGGTATACACACGCTCATATTAGGTTCTGAGGCTATAGCGATATGACTAAGCTCCATACCACGAACCTCAATGTCATAGGCAACGCGGTCTAACTTACGACAACGTGCAATGAACTGTTCAATATCATCCATCGTGGGCTCAAGCACAAGATGCCTATTCCGTATTCTTATCTCGGGAAACTCGCTCTCTGCTCGTACTCTTATGAAATCATTCACAATGTAATAACGAAATAAGAACTCACGTAAAGCAGCGCTCGGGTGTATTACAGGTATGACTTTCTTTCCCGGCAATAGAGTGCTTTCAAGAATAGAACCTCTTTGCTTCGTTACATTAGTCTTTCCTGTTAAGGTGTAAAGAGATACGTTGCCCAAAGCGACAATTACATTAGCATTACTTTCTGCCAAGCGCTGTCGCAAGCGCTCTCTATTAGAGTGATACTCAGGGCTTTCTCTTGTCTTACCTTCTTGTACACGCAAGAATGAACTTATATCATTTCTCGGTGGTCTGAATTGGAACACATTATCTAAGTAACATTGCTGTCTACTTATACCTGCATGTTGTAAGAGTTCAGTTAGTAGTTGTCCTGCTTTACCTACGAACGCACCCCCACAGCGTTCTTCTTCAGCACCTGGGTATTCCCCTACGATAGCTATCTTCTCGTAAGGGCTACCCGCAACATAAGGTGCATCGGTCATATCTTCTCCCCTCTTTTTATTTTTTCACCGACAACTTTATAATACTTCTTCGCCTCTCCTACTCTCTCAGTCTTATTCTTTACAGCACCTTTATTACGAACATCTATACCGCTATAGGCAACCTTGCACGTAAAGCAAGCATAGACATCCGCATTAATAGCACCCCTTAGTCTAGTTCCACACTCGTTGCAAGTCATTGATAACTTTTATACCTCCCAGGTTCTCCTTCCATTACCCGCTTTAAATAAGCATTCTTATATTCTTCACTAAGATCAAATCCAAAGCAAGTATTGCCTAAGTTAGATGCAGCCAATAGAGTATTACCACTACCAAGAAAAGGAACCATGATGTGACCGCCAGGTACTGCAAAGGTCTTTATGACTTCCTCTATCATTTCTATAGGCCGTTCTGTAGGATGTACTTTATGGTCAGGATGTAATGATTTGAAGTTAAATTGATTTGTTCTACCTGCTTGTCTTATTATTGCTGACTTATCTTTACGGGCATAAAAGAACGGTTCATAGACGTTGCCAAGTCTAAACTCAGGATTTCTAGTTTGCCCTTGATGGTCAGTCTTTGTCCAGATTGCAGGTAGATCACACACTTGAAACCCCGCATCTTCCATGCTAGCTAAAATAACATGGTACCACTGAACACCATACCAACACACCATCCAACCATTAGGAGCCAATACACGATAACACTCTTTAAATAGGTTATCTAAAAAATCCTGATAGTCTTCACTGGAAATTTCGTTATAGTTCTCTATGCCGGGACTTGTGTTACGTTCTACACCACGCTTAATTTTATCAAGGGCTATTGCGTACGGAGGATCTATTTCTATAAATGTAGCAGCTCTGTCAGGTACATCTACAACACCCTCAAAGAAATCTTTAACTATATAAGCATTAGTTAAGGAACGCTTGAGACGCTCATTCCCATCATTCTGCAAAGACTTCTCCAGATTCTCCGCAACAACCTTTTCTTCTTTCCGTCTTTCAATCTTTTTAAGCGTCCGTAAGGCTTCACTTTTACTCTTTGCTCTGGATAACTCATCTTCATGTTCCTCCAAACCTCTAGCTAAAGTAAGATCACGACTTATACTAGCTGGACTTGTTCCGAGTAATTTAGCTGTGTCACGCATAGAGTGTCCACCACCTGAACCCATTTGCTTTCCGTGCCGTTCCTCTTGGAGTTTCTGTATTTGATCTCGCAAGTTTACTTCTTCTTTCCAATCAAAGTCATCTCTACTAACATTCTCCATCAGTTCTATTTCTTTTTGATCTAGCTCTGATAATGTGTTAGGGTATACTCTACACGGAATACTTTTAAGTTCAGATAGGACTACAGCAGAAAAGCGTCTACCCCCTGCTAACAACTTATACGTATCATCACCTGTACTCATAACAGCAATAGGTTGTATTACACCTTTTTCACTTATGTCTTTAGCTAATACGTCTATGTCTTTATAATTTTCTCTGGCTCTATCTGAAAATTCTATACTGTCTACGGGGATATTTTGCAGTTCTACAAAGTCTTCACTCATTGTCCAGTCCTTAATGTATTAAGTAATTCATGCAACTGAGCATCATTAAGCCCAGCTAACATCTTCTGTGTGCGTTTAGGTTTACTGCGTTGTTTAGGTTTACTTCTTTCTCGTCTACGGTTTCGTACTTCTAAAATAAGGTTAAGACGTTCCTTCTCCGTTAAACTTGTCAGGCTCTGTTGCTCGCTTATTAAGTCCATCATCAACTCCTTTCATAGCTAAACCTGCAAAGTCAATGTGCTTTTCAATGAGAGACTTCATAACACCTGCTGGGTCTTTCTCTAACTGCTCTACGAATCCTTGTATCAGAGCTCTATACGTATGCTTTCTAAAGCCATGCGGTATACAGCGTACAAGTATTTCGTGTTGGTCATCGGGTATATCAAAGGTTAATCGCATATCTCCTCGTTAAGTAAAAAGAAAGAGAGGCGAGCTTACATTGCCCGCCTCTCGATCTTCAGAATGTTGCTAGAGGGTTACTTCTTTTTGATAAAACGGCGGACACTATTTTGTGGTTCACCATTTAATCCTGTATCCTCAGCGATGATAACCCATCCTTCAAGTCCTAACATATCTTCAGTTTGGATATTGCCACCAGTATCTATACCGAAGCAGTCGCAGAACTGTTTGAAACGGTTGACTTGTTTGACGTAACGCTTTGGATCATCTTCCTTAGTGGATGCAGAAGGAATAGGTAGCCATACACGTATATCATCTACAAGTTTATCATCGGGAACATCAAACGTAAGTGCAAGATTGAAACGGCTAGGATCATTGCGATTAGGAGTTTCCTCCGCACGACCAATCCGTAGCATTACTTCTTCACCATCTTTCAACGTTTTCAGTTCTTCAGCATCATTCAAGTTGACATCTAAGATTCCCATTCGGGTTTCTCCTTTTTTAGTTTAATAAAAGATAAAGACTACTGTGTACCATCTGGAAACACAGTTACGATAATAAAAGATTTTTGAATGGGGTTCCTGAGCCCATAAGTGGTGTAGAAGCGAAGTCTTTGGTCTTCCCATGAGAGAACGATTCCCTCGACTGTCGGTCTCCACCTCTACACCGTTTCTTCTTCTTTAGGATAAAGTTCATTCCACTCACTGTCTGATATGCCCGTCATAAGAGCCTCACGTTGCTCGGACGTTAGTTCTGGGAATAAATCTTGTATAAAGGGACGCATGTTATTAGCACTCACACACTTTATACGGTTTTCAAATATATCTAGGTGCACATCTAAACGGTGAATACGTTGCATTCCTGAGTGTGCACTTTTTACAACTATAACGGTCTTGTGTTCACCTGCAAGCATATCAGCACCATACTTTATTAATGCTTTAAATTCTGTTCCCTCATAAGGAACCATGTTATCTAGTTCTTCCATACTCTTTTCTTCGTAGTAACTATCTTCCTCGTTCTCTAAGTGGTCTGGGTATGACATTAGAATAAACTCTCCTTGTTATCGTTATCACGACCTGCTTTGCGAAGTAAGGCATTGATGTCAGGCTTCTCGTTCTGTTCAAATCTTGAGCCACCCATACGAGTCTCGGCTTTGTAGTACCCATCGTTCTTGGTTAGCAGTGTATGGTTGACACCACCTGATGAGTTCTTAACAAGAGATACATACTTCTCATCGAAGACAAGAGGTACCTTCTCGCTCAGCTTTCCGGCAAGCAAGAGTCCTGTTTCGATCTTACCTGATACCTCATCCTTGATTAGCCCTATGTGTCCAGTTACTAATGTATGACACGGGTATCCCATGAGAACACCAAGCCAATCTACTGCGGTCATCTGTTGTACTAGATAGTCCTGTAGTTCTGGGTTGCCACCTTTGCGTGTCTTACCACGAGTACCTCTACGGAGTATCTCCCACATCATACAGTCAGCCCACTTCGTAGCACTGTCAAGAACATAGGTTCCGATGTGATCGAACAAGCCTTCCTTCTTACGCTGTTCCATTTCTTTCTCCCACTCATTAAATGCGAACGGGTCTTTCCATGAATCAGCCTCCCACTTATTCTCCACAATGATGTCACCATTCTTGATACCATCTTGGAGTGCTAACGTCTTGGTGCCACCTGGGTCAAACGAGTCAATGAAGACTGGAGTAGGACATGTGCTAGCTAGCTGTGTCTTACCCGTACCGAAGTCTCCATAGACAAGGAAGTTAGAATACTTACTACTACTTTCCGCATAACGGTTGCGTGTTGCCTCCGCTCTTTCTTTGATGCGAAGGAACTTATCGCTACTTGATTCAGTCATCTTATTTCTCCTCTGTAGGCCAGTGATAATCTACACGAGGACTTTCTTTCCATCCGTATTGATTGTAATGATCCGGTTCTTTCCACAGCAACGCAGCTCTATGGGAGGCATGCACACGGTTATCGCCCCACCATTTAGGCATTTCTATGTTCTCAAGTATGGGAGCAAACTTTTCCATAGTGTTGTTGAACCCACGACTAATCCATTCTGCTATACATATGTCGTGATACCACTTGAGTGCAGGAATGTATCCAGCCCACATCTTGGTAGCTGGATGATTCTTCCATCCATAGTTATCTAGGGTAAGTGCTTTGATAATCTGGGACGCTTCTACACGTTGCTTGCCGAGTCTCTTATAATCAAGACACTCAACAGATAAGTGAACATCGTCAAATGGAACAAAGGTCTGCATAAGCTCTCCTTAGTAAATAGAAAATAGAATAGAATGTTATTTAATATACATATAATATAATGTATTTTTGGAACTTGTCAAGTAAAATCGACATCACTCATTACGATTTATACTAGCTCTCCGTATTCTTCTTTAGCTATAAGTGTTTCTTCTTCCCAGTCTTCTAATATTCTTACTATAACTCTTCTCGCGGCAAGCAGTTGTGTCTTCTCGCTTTCGGATAGTGCATGATGCAAGTCACCTTGTATGCTAACACCCGTGCCAAGCATGAAAGCAAACTGTCCTTTAGCTCTGTTCCGTCTTTGAGTCCATACCTTCTTAGACATCTTCCCTTCATAATAGTCACGCTCTTTTGTTTTAGCTTTCTTCTTTCTCTTACTCATAACT